CCATTTGGATTTCGCTAGCCGACTCAGACTGAAGGCGATCTACGCAAGTAGGACCGATGACAACCAGCTCACCGCTAGTGTGGCGATAGACTGAACCATGTTTGAGGTGAGTGCCACAATGAGTGCATTGGTCGCAGTTGTAGCCATTGGATTCTAGCTCCTCGATATAAGAAGAGTCGAGAGGATCGTGAGGTTCGCCATAAGAACCGCCATGAATATCTTGAAATTCATTATTACGATGGTCGAATGACTCAACAAAAGTGTAGGATTTAGGGTCGAAGCCTCCAGAGAGGCGATGCTTGGAAATTTTAGTAGCAGTATTCATAGTAGTAGGGTTTAGTAGGTTAGAGATGGAAGCCTCCCCACGCTATGTGGGGAGGCTCAGGTTATTAGAAGTTGTAGTCGTAATACTTGTAAGGCTCATCAGATAAGCTGCCCCTTAGACCTCTACGAGACATTGGCTGACCTTTGAACTGCCATGAGCCATTTTTTCTAAGGGTCATTATTCCAGTTCCGCGATCCTCATTGCTAGTGAACTTCCATTGCTGACCATTAACTCCATGTGATGTGTGACCACAAAAGCCACCAGCGACGAATTTGTCTTCATCTTGATTTGTTCGCTCTGCATCAAGCAAGCGAACCACCGCAGTTTTAGGTGACTTGAACTCAATTACTTCATACGCATCAGTGTCGGTATAAGTAGTGTAGTTGATGTATTTCTTAGTATTCATAGTAGTATTTTTATTTAGTAGGTTTTAGTTTCGCTCTCCTGAGCTTATCAATAGTATGCCTGATGATCTATTGATTGTAAAGCCTTTTTTAAACTTTTTTTAAACTTTTTTTCAACTAGCTCCAGAAGCCTGTTGAAGTCTGACCACCTCTAACCTTCTTACGTTTTGGAACGACATCCTGATTTACGTCTATTCGGGCGATGCCAATGAACTTGGATAAAGCTCTAGCCAATATCTCGCAGTCCCACATGTGATCACCTTTGCCACGCTTCACCTTCTTTGCTACTTTGATGTGACCAGATTTGTCAGTCTCCTTAGTCCAGTATGTAGCAAACAACTGATCGTAATAAACCTTAGGTGTATCGGTGAAAGTGTAGAAGCCTGAAATTTGAGCAGACCTCAGCCGAGCGAGTTCATCCTCATATATAGTTTTGTTTACATGGAGGTATCGTATTTTCGATTTGCCTGCTCGACCCTTGTTATCGCCAGTAAACGGATCTTTCATCTGCATCCTGTATGGTTGATCGCCTTGCAGGTTTTTCCAACCTCTAGAACCAAACCATTTGGATCTACGCTTGTGAACCTCTTCGTAAATCTCGGCAGTTCTATCACCTGCACAGTCAATAATCGCAGCCTGACATGTATGCTGATCGTATTTTCCATCCAGTTCAGCGAAAGTCGCAACCTGACCGCAGTCGATTAAGTAACTATCTCCATCCCTGTTGAAGCCACGAACTACAAACCAGAACGAATCGGATTGGGTATCCGCAGCAAGTATCCTCACTTCCCCCATCATGTCACCCTGTTGGTAATCCAGTTCCAACTGATGGGCATCAGCCTGATCCTGATTAGCCCAATCTTCACGCCAAGGTTCAGCTAGGTTGCCCTGAACGAATTTTTTCAACCCATGAGTTGAATGGCAGACCTGAAGCCAAGCGACCATTAACGATGCGAATGTCATCGCAGGTGCATACAGGGAATTGAGATGGTAACTGTGATGCCCTCTAGGTGCATTGGGATTTCTGGAAACCCAACGTCCATTCTTTATCATGTTATGCTTGTGAGCATCTAATATTTTGCCATCGCACTTTTCGCATCGGTAATGGGCAGTCGAAGCCACAAGATCAAAGTCATAACCATCTTCTAGTTTAGCCTCCTCATCAAAAGCTATTGAATATCTGAGCTTGCCATCCTTATCAGTCTGCCTCCATGTGAACTCGATATATTCGTTGCAATGAGGGCAGGGCATCTCGTATTTGCGTTGATCGCCATAAAGGTATTCCTCCCAAATCCCACCCTGCTCATCCTTTGGAGTGGAAGTCTGGATTATCTTATATTGCCTGCGACCCTTGATACGTTCATGGGCAGCAAGCCTAATGTCAGGGTCGATTTCATCAATCTCATCCAAGACTAGATAAGCAACAGGAGCAGATTTGACATTATTCTCCGAGCCTGCTCCTGCAAAGGTTAATGTGCAGGAAAGGAACTCCTGACGCATATTCGTTATCTTATCCGAATCTATTTTGCCAGTTGCAGGACTCAAAGGGCATTGAGCCTTCAGAGGTTTGCAATCATCAATGAATGGTAGCCACCTGCCTTTAGAAAATTGTCTGGCATTCTCAGCCGAGGGCATGATCCATATAGTATCTTTCGGAAACTCACTTAATAGGTAAGCAAGACCTGTATACATGGTCGTAGTCTTACTGGACTGGGAACCCCAACAGAGAGTCACCTTGTTGACGTATGGATCTATTAAATCTTCAAGAGCCTGTTTAGCGTAAGGAAATATGCGTAGCGAACCAGGTAATTCGGATATATTGTCACGGAGTGTGCAGTTCTCGAACGCCCAATCTACTGGCGACTTTAACTCTCTAGGTGAAAATAGGGTTGATATTCTGTCATCTAACAGTGAAGCCATTTTTTGAAGCGAATTTTTTAGTGAATGCTTTGAGATTCTTCTTAGCAGCAACCTCGAAGCCCTTGACCTGAGAGTTGAACGCTTTCCTAAAACCATCAATACCTTTGGCATACGGATTAAGTGCAGCCATAGATTTACTCTTGAGCATTATGATATACTGGTCTTTCCCAACCTCAAATTCTTTCGCACTTATAGCCCTGATGTGATTCAAGGGCAGTTTTACTTTTAGTGCAGCCCCTAGCCCTCTTGCACCCTTTAGTGCGATCCTGAGTTTCCTCATCATGTAAATGAACGTAGCCTGACCCGATGCTATATTCTTTTTCTTCTCTTTGAGCATTTGGCTTTTCTTTTTTCGCATTTCGCCAAGAGCCTTGTTGATTAAACTAGTTTGCTTTCTGCTAAAATCTCGACCTGAAGGATTTTTCGCACTAATAGCTTTGAGGTCGAAATCATTTCTAACCCTCACCCATTTATTGTTTGTGATGTTCGGACTCTTGACGATCAATGATCCATCCTTGCCCCTGCGAAGCTTAACTCCACTTGATGAAACAAACACCCTGCCTATCGACCTTTCAACATCAGCTTGGATTTTTTTAAAGTTCGACTTTCCTGTATTTACGGCAGCGTTTTGAAGTATTGTGCCAGCAACAGTCCTAGTCACATCCTTGAGAGTAGCACCAGTTCCTCTCCTTAGGTGACCAACCATATTGTTGAATCCAGTATCATCAAGTTTAACGAGCTTGGGCATACAATATGGGGACTTGTCAAACAGCAGGATCTATCGACAATACCTTTACTCTTACGACTTTGTGGAAAGTCAGGTTGCCATCCTTGTCTGGAGTCCTGCCGAACTTTAATTTAAAAGCATGCTTTGCATCCCTTGCATATTTTCCTGCAGTCAATGGATTTGGCATGTCACTTCTAGTATATTTTATTGTGTAATATTGCATAATGTAAAGTGGAGATGGGCAGAATCGAACTGCCGTCCTTGACCGAAGTCAAGTCGAATCCCTTGCATCCCCGAAAGTGGAGATCTCCGATGGGTGGATCACAAGGGAAATACTATAAACCCACCAACATCTTAACAGTTGGACTACCCATCGGAGAAAATCTTTTTTATCTCAGAAAACACCCTTTCGTCAAGTCCATTGCGTATAGCCAATTCAGCTATTTGCGGATTTTCTGGATTTGCCATTGATGCGACTTCTCTAGGCAAACCATCTAGGAGTCTGCGGAGAGGTGTAAGGAGTTTGATTACCTTCTCAGCAGCTTCGGACTCAGGTATAAGTGACTCTGCCTTCATCCTGAGTTCCAACTCCCTAAGGGAAGCCACAGCAGCCTCCTTTCTCCCCTGCTCCTCAGTTAGCTTTTT